TACCAAACCTGTGAGAGCAGCACCGTGGAAGATGTACTCAGACTCAGTGTTGACGATATCCTTGTAGTAGATGCTTGCACCCTCTGTGCTCTTAGCATCAGAAATCTTAGAAAGGAATGTCTTTCTCTCTAGGATTGTATTTGCAGCACCAGAAACTGTTCCAGTTGTGTCAATAACTGCGATGTGTACTTCGTCAAATGAAACACCTCTATCTGCAGCGAATGCAGAAGTGCCAGGACGAGGACCAATTGCAGAAAGTTTTAGACCAGTTGAACCAATAGTTGTATTGGTGTACCAATCCTTAACGTTGTTGATTGCAATGTTGTCGTTGGTTACTGTGTCAATGGTAACGGTTAGATCGTTAACTGCACCAGTACCAAGACCAGCAGCAGCAACAGTTACTGTTTCTGTAGCAACATAATCAACACCACCTTGAACAATAGTAACTCCTGTTACAGCACCGTTAACATCAATGGTAACATTTAGTCTAAGACCAGTACCACTACCACCAGTAGGATCTACTGTATGTACTCCTGCTTGTGATCCGAGACCAGTGTATGCACCAGCAGTAACTCCAGTAACAACACCATCGCCTGGTTCATCAAAAATTTCAGCAGTGGTGAGAAGGGTTGTTGGATCAGTTAGGATAACTCCTAACTCTAGAGTTGCAGCGTTCCAGGAATAAATTCTTCCCGATTTTCCGCTAACAGTTGTGAATGGGGTATCAGCAGCAGTAGTTGCAGGTGCGGATGCTAGGGTAAGGATCTGATCAGCACCACGGTCAACCGCAGCAACCAACAGAGCGTTACCATGAGTACCAGCACTTCTTGAGAGGAATCTCTCAGAACCACCAACACCAGCTGCCCAATCTGCTTCTCCTCGGACCAAAACAGCAGTACCAGATGACGCATTAAGAACGCCAGTCTCTGCACGAACAACTGCTAGGCTGCCACCGTATCCAAGATACTCAGAAGCAACCAAGAAGTCTTCTGCATTTGCTTCTTGTGGTGAACCGAAAGTAGAAATCAGATCCTTTAGGCTTGAAATTGAGACGATTTCACCGATGGGTCCCTTTTGGAAGGACGATGCAAATGCTGCAGTGATGCTAGAAGCACCAACGATATTAGCATTTGTAAGGTCGCGTTCCCTAAGGACTACACCTGGCGAGACTTGACTTGCCATCTTTACTCTCCTTTAGAAAATTCAGAATAGATCTGAAATTATTTATTCTTTAGGACACTTTCAGGGGGGAAACAGTGCATGAACTCTCTACCAGTCTGGATACTCCCATTTCTGACCATCGTTTTTTCTACGGTTTAAGACCCTTTTTTTCGTGCAGTCTTTACATTCGTATGAGTATGCTGACGGAGTTGTTCGGTTTTTTCTAATCTTATAAAAATCGTTGATCAATTCTTTAGTCACACCGCATGTCCTGCATTTTCTCTCGCGAAAAAGAAGGTGTTCCAGACTGAACTGATCCCCAATATCCATCAGTAGTTCCACATGTAGGACACTTCTTCCTGTGTCGTTCCATATTCCCAAACGGTGCCGTCCCCGTCCACGAAGGTATCATCACCCAGACCGTCATCAATAAACCCAAAAGGAGCCATGTCTTGCTCAATTTGATTCTTTTGTTCTTCATAAATTCTCCTTCGGATATCTTGATCCGTCATTTCTCTAAAGTAATCCTGCATGACTAACCATGCAAAGAGAACCATACACATTACAAGGTCATCGTGATAACCTTCATCTGCTTCCCACGCTTGTTTCTTCTGCACAAAAGTGGTAAGTTCTTGGAAGATCTGGAAGTCATTGAACAACAACTTGTCTTCTTCAATAATTGCTTTTAGATTTGAGCAACCGATCTTTTTCACGGTTACACTCATCTTGACACCTAACTGTGTTTTTGATCCTGAGAATCCTTGTCCGACGACTTGTCCTGCCCTACCACGCATAGCGCACATAAGAACGTTAGGATATTCCAAATCGTAGTTAAGAGTAGCAGCGATACTATCACCGATATCATTGACCTCTACCAGAATGTATGGATTATTGTATTCCTTTGCTACTTGGAAGATGACCGAGGGAAACAGAACAGGTTTAATCTCATTATTTCTGTACTTTGCAACGATTTGATACGGCATCGTGGTGATATCAAACACGATAAAAGCACTGTAGTCGCCACCGATACCTCGGGCAACGTCAACAGTAATAATATATTCGTGATCTTTTTCTGCTCTCTTATAAACGTCAAGTCCTGCATTGCTTGCTATAGGATCATGGAAAGGAATAGTCTGGAGTTTTGCTGGGTTAATCAACGTATCAGCAGAACCAAGAAAGTCACACTCAAATTCTTGAGCAAACTGTCGCGGTGACGTGTTCTTGATTGTCTCCTCTTTCCATTTAGCATCTCTGCCAGGAACTTGAGACCAGTGTACTTCATTCGTAACATAATCATTCTTACCACGTCTAGCATCCTCCCACATCTTGTAGAAGTGATTCATGCCGTTAGGCGTGGAAATAATAATTACCTTGGTTGATTTACCAGACGTAATAGTAGGATAAACAGAGGCAAAGAATTGCTCAGCAACGTGATTCGGGACGAACGCGAACTCGTCAAGAAAGAGGATATTAAAGGACATACCTCGGACAGCACTTGCAGACGTAGAAGCAGCCAGAATCTTTGATCCGTTTTCAAGTTCAACATTACCTTTGTTCCATACCAGGATACCATGTTGCATCCATTTGGGCAAGTTCTCGTATGCTAACTGTAACCTGCCCAGTAGTTCCCTGGCGGTAGAAGCCTTGTTAGCAAGGATACCAATATTAACACTATCGTAAAAGATAGCATAATATAATAGGTAAGCGACGACTGTAGTAGACTTACCAGTTTGTCTCGGAAGTTTTGCAATGTTGAACCTATTTTCATGAAAGTCTCTAAGGATACCCTTCTGAAAATCATACATGCTGAAGGGAACCAAACCTTCGTCCAGCGAGATGATCTTAATATAATTCATTGCAAAATAAATGGGATCATTCTTACACTTGATCCACTCATCAATTTGCTCTTTTGTAAATTGTATTGGGGTTCCCGCTTTCTTTAGATTCGGGTTCCCCAAATATACATCGTTAGTTGACACAACAAAGTACTAGTTCACCACTAGTATTTAGAGATCATCTAAACCTTTTCCCATTTCTCTAAGTCTTTCCATATCTTCACGTTTCTCATCAAAGCGACCCTCCATGTATGCAAGACGCGCATCCCAACTATCTCCTTTATCAGATCCTTTCTTAGGATTGATGCACTGATGATCTCCTAGATTGTTGCAAACTAGTCCTGCAAGATCATCTTCATTTCCAATATTACCTGTACCAGACCAAATGTGCTGACCATTAATCCAAGTTGCCCCGCACTTAGGACATTCCTTCCTCTCCAATTTGAGGTCGGACAGTTCCCTATTCTCCTCGGTCATCTTTAGACATCTCCTTAATGAGTTTGTTGTATTCGGGTAGGTCTTTAATAAGTTGTTGTTTTAACTTACGACGCAATAGCATCATCCTAAACCTGACCCATGCATAACGCAACTGTAAATCTAGATATGCAAATAATCGCATCGTTTCTTCTACACCAGCATATGCTATACAAAGGAGAACTATTGCGACTACGAGATAAAGTCCAAGCATATGTGTTACACTCAGCTACAATTGCATTATACCGCTATGTAGGAAAAAATAGTGTAAAGAATAGTTAAGATTTTTATACTATGACTTAATCATCATATGTGAGTATGATATAGATGACATAACCAACTCCCATCAAAAGAATGATGAGTGAAATAACGATGCTCCATGTCACATCATTGTAATCATTTAGGGGGCGGAGGAGGAGGTTCATTCCAATAAGACTTCATATCTTTATATCTAGGGTTGGTTGTTGCCTCGTGATGACACATTATACTGAATTCATCACAGCATTTACACCATGCTCTTCTCGCCTCTGGCGCACCTAACGCTTTTTTCGCCACAGAGTTTCCCACTCCCTCCAAAGGTGAGCACACTCA